ATAAACTAACCAGCACTGTTAGCCAGTTCGCTCAGTTAGATGGTTCAATTACAGATGCAGCTGATATATTTAAACAGTTACCAATTGTGGGCGGCCTAGTAGGTGGAGCATTTGGAGCAGTTGCTGGCGCAGCTGATAGAGTTACTAAATCATTTGTAAATGCCGCAGGCGGCGGAGCAAGTTTCGGTGGAAGCATGGCTAGTTTCTCTGCATCAGCATCTCAAGCTGGCATGAACATGGCAGAATTTGGATCATTAATTAAAAATAACGGTGCCGGCTTGATGGCCTTTGGTACAACTACCGAAGATGGTGCTAAAAACTTTGCACAAGTTTCAAAATCAGTACGGTCAACTAGTTCGGAGTTATATGCACTAGGTATGAGTAGTCAAGAAATTAATGGCGGTCTTATTCGATATGGTGCGTTATTAAGAAGCCAAGGGTTGTCTGGCGGTAAGACTAATGCTCAACTAGCACAAGGTGCAAGGACATATCTAAAAGAGATGGACGGCCTTGCAAAGATTACCGGCGAAGAACGTTCTGCTAAAGAAGCACAAGCAGCAACACTGGCTAAAGATGCACAGTTCCAAGCAGCAATGGCTGGACAGAACGAAGAAGTACAAAAGTCTTTTAGAAATACTGTTCTCGGATTGCCAGAACCGTTGCAGAACTTTACCAAAGATATGTTGGCCAACGGTACAGCAACTACTGAAGAGAATCAAAAGTTGTTAGCGCAATTGCCTCAGTCGGCGGCTATGTTAACTACTATGCAACAGAAGATGCAGCGTGGTGAAGCGGTTACTGATGCAGAACGTAACGCTCTTAACAATAAAATGAAGGAAGAGGGTGCAAAGAATCTAAAAAATATTAAAAGTGCAGCAGCAGCCGATGCTAGTCTTGCAGGAACCACTAATGCACTTGCAGCCACTTACCAAATTGCCACAGACGGTGTGAAGAAAGCAGGGGAACAACAGGGCGAAGCTGCAAAGAACACTGACAAGATGAATGAGAAGATGCAAAAGTTTCAGCAAAGTCTTGCAGAAATTGGAAACGCTTTTTCAATGGCATTAGCTGGAAGTGGTATGCTTGATGTATTAATGGGAGCATTTAAAATTGTTGCCGATCTAGTAACAACTTATGTGTTACCTGCCTTTATGATTTTTAGCGATATTATTACACAAGTTGGTATGTATCTTGTAACAAATTTAAAACCAATATTTGAAAGTATTGGAAACTTTATTAGAGATAGCCTGTACCCAGCTTTCCTAACTTTGGCAGCATTTGTGTTGGTAGATATTGTTCCAGTGTTGCAACTAATGGCATCAGCTATTAACGACTATGTTGTACCCGTGTTTAACGACATTGCTAATCTAATAGGCACCTATGTAATGCCTATGTTTGAACGTATAGGAACATTTATTGCTGATAATCTGATGCCAATATTTTTGGGATTAGGTACAGCATTAGCAATATATGGAGGCTATCTAGCTATAACGACAGCCGCAACTCTAGCACAATCTGCAGCATCCTTTTTAGCCACAACGGCACTATCTTTGCTTACTCTTCCAATTATTGGTATAGTTGCAGGTGTTGTTGCACTTATTGCAGGATTTAAACAGCTCTATGATACTGGTTGGTCATTTAGCACAGCACTTGATGCAGTCGGAGATAATTTAAAACGATTCTTTCTATTGTTGCAAGACGGATTTTTAGCAGTACTTGATAAAATTACATTTGGTGATGCAAATAAAGCAGTTAAACTTAAACAACAAGAAGTAGCAGCTGAACGACAAGCATTAGACGAAAAAGAAAAAGTTAGAGATGCAGAAAGAAAAGGGGTAGCTAACGAACGAAGCAGTGAAACAAAGAAAGAAGCCAGAGAGCAAAAGAAAACTGAAATAGATAAAAAACTTATTGGACTAAAAGATAGTCATACTAAGAAAATTGGTGTTGAAAACGATAAAGCCGAGGCAGCACAAGCAAAGACTAATTTTAATACAAACAATAGTTTAGACTTGTTGAAATCTGAAGTAGCAATTGCCGGAGGACCAAAATCAGGCGGTATGTCTACAGCTGAAGCCGGAAAGAAAGATATTGAAAATAAAAAAGAAGCTGAAGTTAAAGCTAAAGCAGACAAAGCAGAGATGAAGAACTCAGGAGGCGCTGCTACTGCTGCGGCACCTACTCAAGAATCAGCAGAATCATTACTTGCTAGCTTAAATACTAAGTTGGAGCAGTTAATAAAAGTAAATATGAACATGAAAGATGTTCAAGATAGACAGCTTACAGTGCAGCAAGGATTGAGCGGTGACTTATTTGCCAGCGTCTAATAATAGGATAATATAATGAGTTGGAAAAAATACTTCACCCCAGTAGACACATCGAATCAATCAGGATCAATGAGTCCATTGGGCGGCCAAGGGAGACCCGGGCCAGCTCGTACTAATTACTCAAGCTACTTGCCAGATGTATACGCAGGTAGTCCGAACCGTATTGAAAAGTATATTCAATACGACACAATGGATATGGACAGTGAAGTTAACGCTGCACTAGATATCCTTGCTGAATTTTGTACACAGCGCGATAAAGAAAACGAAACACCGTTTAGTACACACTTCCGCGGCAAGCCGACTAGCACTGAAGTTAAACTAATTAAAGACAGCCTGCAGAAGTGGGTCAAGCAACAACAATTTGAAACACGTATATTCCGCATTGTGCGTAATGCATTCAAATACGGCGACTGTTTCTTTGTACGTGATCCTGAAACTAAAAAATGGCTATTTGTTGATGCTGCCAAAGTAAGCAAAATTATTGTAAACGAAAGCGAAGGTAAAGTTCCTGAGCAGTATGTTATTAAAGATATGAACTTCAACTTTGCAAATCTAGTTGCGGTTACTCCACACGGAACATCTAACACTAGCCCTAGCGGTACAAGCTCTTACACCACAGGTGGCGGATTTGGACGCGGTATGGTTGGTGATATGGGACAGTCTCCTGGTACACGTTTTCAAAATGCTTCAAACGAATTTTGCGTTGATGCAAAAGATGTTGTGCATATTTCATTAAGTGAAGGACTAGATAGAAACTATCCTTTCGGCAATAGCTTGCTAGAATCAGTATTCAAAGTTTACAAGCAAAAAGAATTGCTGGAAGATGCAATTATTATCTATCGTATTCAACGTGCGCCTGAACGTAGGATTTTCTATGTTGACGTGGGTAATATGCCAGCACACATGGCCATGAGCTTTGTTGAACGTGTTAAAAACGAAATACAGCAGCGCCGCATTCCTAGTGCTAGTGGCGGCGGTTCAAACATTGTTGACTCAAGTTATAATCCATTAAGCACTAACGAAGATTATTTCTTTCCGCAGACAGCAGAAGGTCGCGGATCAAAAGTAGAAACGTTACCAGGCGGTACTAACCTAGGTGAAATTACTGACTTACGCTTCTTTACTAACAAGTTATTCCGTGCGTTGAGAATTCCCAGTGCTTACTTGCCAACAGGTGTTGAAGAATCAAGTAACTCAGTTGCCGATGGCAAAGTTGGCACAGCATACATTCAAGAACTACGATTTAACAAGTACTGCGAACGGTTGCAGGCAATGGTTGTCGAAACATTCGACTTAGAATTTAAGTTATGGATGCAGCACCAAGGCATCAATATTGATTCAAGTTTGTTTGACTTAAGATTTAATCCTCCGCAAAACTTTGCTGCTTACCGTCAAGCAGAACTTGATACTACTCGTGTTGGAGTGTTTGCGCAGGTGCAAGAAATTCCACATATGAGCAAACGTTTTGCTATGAAACGATATCTTGGTCTTACTCAGGAAGAGATTGTAGAAAACGAAACATTATGGCGCGAAGAAAACGGCAACAAGCTAAAAGCATCCACAGATGCAGCAAGCGAGATGCGATCAGCAGGTATTACTCCAAGCGGTATGTCAGCTGATTTAGGCGCCCAAGATGAAACAGCTCCTGATGATATGGCAGCAGCAGCCGAAGCAGGCGCAGCAGCCCAGGCACCTGCAGAAGAACCTCCAGCAGTATAAGACTAAATACAAGTATGCTCCTATTAGAATTTTTTTATTTCAACAACGAAAATAACGACTTTGCTAACGATCGTAGATACGATAACAGTAAAGACAGTTCAGTTGTGAAAAAAAGCGACACTCGCAAGATTCGCTTAACACTAAGACAGATAAATCAGCTTAGGTTACAATCTGAAGCGCACCAAGCAGAAGAAAATTCAGAGCAAGGGTTTATCCAACAGATGTATGGTATCCCAGTTGAAGCAGCAGCCGAATAATACTCCAGCATTTGTACTAGGAAATGGAACCAGCAGACTATCTGTTGATCCTAAATCTCTGCTACCTAAAGGTATTGTTTACGGATGTAATGCCCAGTATAGAGAATATGAACCACACGTTTTAATTGCAGTAGATGTTAAAATGGTTAATGAGATTATTGAGTCTGGCTATCATAAGACACACCAGGTATGGACTAATCCTAATAAAGGTATTAGCTCTAAAGCAGGTATAAATTTCTTTACACCTCATAAAGGTTGGTCAAGTGGTCCAACAGCACTATGGCATGCTGCAAGTCAAGGCCATAAAGAAGTTTACATTTTAGGGTTTGACTATCAAGGTATTGCTGGAAAGTTTAACAATGTGTATGCAGATACATTTAACTACAAAAAATCAACAGACGCAGCAACTTTTCATGGAAACTGGTTAAGTCAGACGGAAAAAGTTATTAAAGAGTTTAAAGGTATTAAATTTTATAGAGTTATACCGACAACTGCTTTTATTCCAGATAAACTTGGAAATCAGCTAGGTAATCTTAGCCATATAAGTTTTAGTCAATTTGAACAAAAATTTCCAGAAACTGCATATTCAGATCAAACGAATCAAAAAACTATCATTTAACGCCGGTTTTAAATCTACGCATTAAATATACTACAGCCTAACAATCTTGAAGGAGAACATAACATGGCAGACAAAAATATTTTAGAACAGATGCTAGCGCATCTAGTTAACGAAGACCAAGCTAAAGCAGAAGAACTATTCCACGAATACGTAGTTGCTGCTTCACGTGAAATTTACGAAAATCTAATCGATTCCGAAATTTCTGAAGAAGAAGAAGAAGACGAAGACGAAGAAGAAATGGACGAAGCAGCTGAAGATGAAGATGCTGAAGAAGACAAGATGGATGAAAACTTCGAAGATATCGCATATGAAGGCGATCACGAAATGGGCGGCGACGCAACTGACGATCTAGAAAGTGATTTAGATATGGACATGGGTCCAGAAGAAGATGACGAAGAAAAGTCCGAAGAAGAATTATTCCAAGATCTAGACAGTATTGTAGATGAACTACAAGCTAAGTTTGATGCATTGAAAGGTGGCGACATGGCTGACGACAGCGACGACATGGGCGACGAAATGGAAATGAAAGATGACTTTGATCTAGAAACAGTGCGTGAATATGTTGAGAAAGTTCCAGCAGGTCACGGCGCAGAAAAGAAAGGTCAATCCGAAAAAGCTGACGGCGGCAAGTCCCCAGTAGCTGGTAAGAATGATATGGGTGGTACAACTGCTAACATCCTAAGCGGCCGTAACGGTAGCGAAGGTTCAGAGACAGGTGCATTAAAAGGCAACGGTCTGTTAAAAGGTAATCCAAAAGAACAAAATACAGGTAACATCAATGTCCCAGGCGGAAAAGCAGGTAGTGCTTTCTCCAAGAAAGAGTCAGGTCATGGTGCTGAGAAAAAGGGCGCAGCGGAAGGTTCCACTGATGGCCAAAGTCTTTTCCGTGGTCGTAGATAATAGGACCGAATGGTGAAAAAATTTACTCTAGCAGAACATTTAAGTTACGATCAGGCTAAGATTGTTCTTGAGAGCGAAGAAGATGGTAACGGCGGTAAGTCGTTACATCTCAACGGGATTTGCATCCAAGGTGATATCCGCAATGCAAATCAACGTGTTTATTCTTCTCAAGAGATTGGCAGGGCTGTCAAAACGCTCAACGAACAGATCTCTGGTGGTTACTCTGTGCTAGGTGAAGTTGATCATCCTCAGGATTTAAAAATTAATCTAGATCGTGTTAGTCATATGATTACCAAGATGTGGATGGATGGTCCTAACGGCTACGGAAAACTAAAAATCTTGCCAACACCAATGGGTAAATTAATTGAATCCATGTTGACGGCAGGAGTTAAGTTGGGTGTAAGTTCAAGAGGATCCGGCGAAGTAGACGGTGGCGGCAATGTCCAGGGATTTGAAATTATCACTGTTGACATTGTTGCGCAGCCAAGCGCACCCGGAGCTTACCCAACTCCAGTATATGAGCACTTGATGAATAACACAGGTGGCTATCAGGCATTTAAAATGGCATTAGAAGTACAAGGCAACCCACAGGCACAAAGATATATAGCAGAGAGCTTGGTGAAAATCATCAAGGATCTCAAATAAAAAGGAGAATCACATGCTAGATTTCGTTAAACAATTATTTGAAAACAATGTGATTTCCGAGGACATCAAATCGGAGATTGAAACTGCTTGGAATACGCAGATTCAAGAATCTCGTGATCAAGTCACTGCTACACTACGTGAAGAATTTGCGCAGAAATATGCGCACGATAAAACCGCAATGGTTGAAGCTGTTGAAGGAATGTTAGCTGATCGCTTAACCGCAGAGCTAACAGAACTTGCTGAAGACCGTCAAGGACTTATCGAAGCCCGTGCAAAATACGCTAGAAAAATGAAAGATGATGCGGCCACTATGGAATCATTTATCTTAAATAATCTACGCAAAGAAATTGCAGAATTACACGAAGACCGTAACGCAGTTGCAGGCAACGTTGAAAAATTAGAGTCTTTTATTGTGGACTCACTAGCGAAAGAAATCGCAGAATTCCACAGCGACAAGAAAGATTTAGCTGAAACTAAAGTACGTCTAGTACGTGATAGTAGAGTTAAGTTTGAAGCTGTCAGGAAAGATTTCATCGCTCGTTCAGCACAAATCATTGAAGAAACAGTCTCTAAGGGATTGAAATCTGAAATGACTCAGTTGAAAGAAGATATCAACTCTGCTCGCAGAAACGACTTTGGTCGCAGAATTTTTGAATCATTCGCAAGCGAGTTTGCTGCAAGTCATCTAAATGAAAAATCTGAAACTGCACGCCTGTTAAAGGTAGTTGCACAGAAAGAAATGGAATTAGAAGAAGCAGCAAAGATTGTTGCAGAAACAGAAAAATTAGTAGAAAGCAATAAAACTGAATTAAGAATCATTAAAGAATCCGCAAAGCGCACAGCAGTTATAGGCGAGTTGTTAGGACCATTAGGTGGTGATAAGCGTTCAGTAATGAGCCAACTATTAGAGTCAGTACAAACAGATAAGCTAAATGCAGCTTTTGACAAGTATCTACCAGCAGTAATGAATGGTGGAACTCCGGCCAAGAAAGCATTGACCGAAGGCAAAGAAATTACAGGCAATAAACATCAGGCACAACAATTTAGCAGTGAAGAAAAAACTGCTGAAATATTTGACATCCGCAGGCTTGCGGGACTAAAAGTTTAAGGAGAACTATAATGTCACAATTACTCGAGTCACGCTGGTCGGAAACCAAAGACGCCCTTCTAGAAGGTCTTCAAGGTAACAAGCGTTCAGTAATGGCTACTACTTTAGAAAATACCCGCAAGTATTTGGCTGAGAGTGCTACTGCTGGAGCTACATCCGCTGGCAACGTTGCAACTTTAAATCGTGTGATCCTTCCAGTGATCAGACGTGTAATGCCTACCGTTATCGCTAACGAGTTAGTAGGTGTACAACCAATGACTGGCCCAGTTGGTCAGATCCATACCTTGCGTGTTCGCTATGCAGATAGCTTTAACAGCGCAGCCGGTACTGACATCACAGCTGGTGATGAGGCACTAAGCCCATTCAAGATCGCCGAAGGCTATTCCGGTTCAGCATCTGACAAAGCAGCTAGTACAGCAGCTTTAGAAGGTCGTGCTGGTAACAGACTAAGCATTCAAATCTTGAAACAGACAGTTGAAGCTAAGACACGTAAATTGTCAGCTCGCTGGACGTTTGAGTCTGCACAAGATGCACAAGCCCAACAGGGTATTGACATCGAAGCAGAAATTATGGCTGCTTTGGCGCAAGAAATTACTGCTGAAATTGACCAAGAAGTTATTGCTAGCTTGAAGAGCTTGTCTGGTATCGTATTAACATACGACCAAGCTGCTGTTTCTGGTACTGCAACTTTCGTTGGTGACGAGCACGCTGCTTTAGCTGTTCAAATCAATCGTACTGCTAACTTGATTGCTCAACGCACACGTCGTGGTGCTGGTAACTGGGCTGTTGTATCTCCAACAGTTCTAACTCTTCTACAATCTGCTACTACAAGCGCATTTGCTCGTACAACAGAAGGTACATTCGAAGCTCCTACAAACACAAAGTTTGTTGGTACATTGAACAGTGCAATGAAGATTTATGTTAACGGCTATGCTACTGACGACAACGTATTAGTAGGTTACAAAGGTTCATCTGAGTCAGATGCAGCGGCATTTTACTGCCCTTACATTCCTCTAATGAGTTCTGGTGTAGTGTTAGATCCATCAACATTCGAACCAGTGGTGTCATTCATGACACGCTATGGTTATGTTGAGTTGACAAACACAGCATCTTCTTTAGGTAACGCAGCTGATTACCTAGGTACTGTTGCTGTAACTAGCGCAAACCTACGTTTTGCTTAATTCTTAGAAACAAGAAGAAAGATTCAAAAAGGCCCTTCGGGGCTTTTTTGTTGACTTAAATACCTAATGCAAATAGAATCAGACAACGACTTTAAACAGATGCGTGAGCAGTTTAGTATATGGCGTAAACGCTTTCCTATGTTTACTCACGATGTTAATCAGATAGAACATATGATTGAAAATCGCATAAAGCAACATAGTATTATTATGGTACAGCATAGACAAACTAAAAGTCGAGCCTATTTAGAAAAAGCACAAAAAGAAATAGACACTATTAATCAAATACTAAGCACAGTTGAAAAAATTGAGCTAATGGCAATGCTTAGTCGTGGATAAATAAAGAGTCAAGAAGATTTATGCAGAATCCCTCTGCGTAGACCTAGAACGTCAAATTAAGGAGAAACAAAATGGGACGTCCATTAAGAAAAGATGTAAACGGAGTTGATGTTATCGGAACTGGTGCTACTACAGCTACTGGTGTAAGAGTTGAGTTTTTTGATGCATCGTTAAGAACAGACGGTGTTATTCTCAAGCAACGTGGCGCAAAAACTTTCGTAGTTACTCAAGTAGGAAACATTGGTACAACTTCATCATATGTTACTGCAACTGTAGTATCTGATGAACCTAATGCATACGGCGAAATGCGTATCACTGGTTATGTTGGCGGAAACGGACTTAATAATACCAAACAAATTGCTAAGATTACTAAACGTGTAGCTACAGACTTCGACGGCGTTAAGTACAATTGGTACTTAGAAAATGACTCATCAGCAGACTACATTGTACTAACAGCAATCGTTTAATTTAGGATTACAACATGGGACAGTTTTTAAGAGTCAACGGCGATTATAATATACAAGCCATTAGAGATTCAGTATCCGGAGGTACAATTACTCTAGATACTGGACCTTCAGGTACGGTTATTGTAACTGGCGGATTACTAGTTGAAGGGGAAACTGTCTATGTTGCTGCAACACAATTAGAAATTGAAGACAACGTTATCACGCTAAACAAAGGTGAAGGAGGCGACGGAGTATCATTAATTATTTCCGGAATCCGAATTGATCGAGGTTCAGCTGATGACGCTTCTTTACTTTGGGATGAGAATATTGCTATACCAACAGCACAGACATTTCCAAGTTTAGAACTAGGAGCAACCGCAGGCGGATGGAAACTAGTCGGCGCCGAAGACGCTTATACATTCCAAAACAGTCGTTTAAAATTAAGACAAATAATTACAGATAGTATAACAGACGCCGGAGACTTGACATTGATTGGTCAGGGAACAGGAGTTGTTAAAGTATCTGGTACTACTAGCTATGAAGATCAAGTTACACACGACGATGTGTTAACAAACAAAAAATATGTTGATGATGCAATTCAAAATAATCCAACATTCCAAATTCTTAAAGATAACACTAGAGTAATTATTGCTGACGCCGATGTTACTCCTAATAATACAGATACAGCAGGCTCGCTTGCATTTGCTACTGCAACTGTTGGTCAATTAATTAATGAAAGCTCTGTATCTATTGTAGTGGATACTACGCTAACGGCTCAGTTTTTTGCAGATAGATTTTTAGTTGGTCTCAAAGGACTGAATGGTATTGAGATCGACGGGGTAAATTTTGAAGTAAGAACGCCCGACGGTGTATCGGATCAAAATATTTTTATCAACACTGCTCGATTTGATGCCGGCAGTACTGGAAAGCTTCAAACAAATTATGCATTACAACTAGATCAAATATCTAGTGATCCTGCTTTTGTTTCTGGGGCAACATTAATTCGAGCAGGCGACCCGGGATTAGGAACTAGCGGTGTTTACTATGTAAACGATAGTGCAAGCACTAATCACCGAACTGGCGAATTAATAAGCAAAAACAAGGCACTTGTTTTTAGCATGATATTTTAAAGAGACAACTATGATTACAAGTACATTGATTGATGTAACAAGAGCACTTACATCTCCAGGACTTCCTATTTTTGTTAGCACTACTAACGGAGCTAGTGGCGGGACTGGGCAAGTGAATGCTATAACAACTATTGCATTATGTAATATTGGTGATGTAACACTAACTGACGAAACAGCTAATGCAGTTACAGTTAATATTTGGTTTGCTCGTGCTGGAATTGGCAATCAAAATTATAACAGGATTGTTAGCAACTTGATTATTCCAGCAGGCGAAACTGTTTTCTTTTCAGAAGAAAGAATAGTGTTAGATGCAAACGATACAATTTATGTAGGCGCAGATGTTGCAGACTTAATCGCAGTAACAGTAAGTTCATTGCCGGTATAATATGAAATTTCTAAAACAAAAAAATATTTCAAAGTTTAGTATTAGAGACCAAACTCTATTCACTAATCAATTTGGTCGTGCAGTAATGGGACTAACTGGTGGGTTAAGATTGCCACAGGGAACAACTGCACAACGTCCTAACGAAACACTTGTACGTTATCCAGGCGGCATTAGTGGCGCTGAATTTGCCGACGGTACAATTCGTTACAACTTAGACACTAACAGCTTAGAAGCTCTTATTGCAGGAGTATGGGAAATTGTACGAGGTCCGGGTGCAACTGCAATTACTAAAGAAACATTAGGCCCTGGCAACGATGTCGAAACTACTTATACTCTTAACCCACCATTTGATATAGCACCATCTAGTGCAGATAATCTTATTGTTCTAGTAGAAAACGTTATGCAAATTTCTGTTACTAACTATAACTTGATCAACGGCAACACTGAAATCGAATTTACCAGTGCTATCCCGGGCGGCAAGTACGTTACAGTCTATTACGGCTTTGCTAACTAACTAGATTTAGAGTAAATATACATATCGAACGGAGATATGTAATGCCAGAATCTTATGCAGCCAGTTTAGGTAGAATCAGCGGTAAGCTACTTACTGAAAACCTTCTACGCAACGGTAGCGATCTAACCTTTAGAAACGCTCCTACTGACGACGACTTATTATATCTTGACGTTAATAACCTGCGTATCGGTATTAATACTGATGCACCGTTATACGATCTACAGATTGATACTGATGTTAAAACTACAGTTTTAAATGTTACAGGTCAAGCACGTATTGATAATATCTTAATCAATGCAGCCGGCTCGTTTGGATCATACACTGGTCCTATTATTATTTCTACAGCAATACCTAATTCAGTTATCTCAATGGGTAAGCTAAAAAGCGATTATTTAGAAATATATAATGGTCGAATTGATAGCATCGCTAATTCTAATATTAAATTAGACCCTAATGGCACTGGTCAAGTTGTAGCTGAATCAAATGTACAAACTTATGGTAATGTCACAGTACAAGGAACCGGTACTGGTAATATTGTTATGGGAGGCAATTTACAAGCCGACGGCACTATTACAGTTGGTGACAACATATTAGATACTGTAACAGTTAACACTGATTTTACACAGAGCATTATTCCGGGAACTGATATTACTTATGATCTAGGTAAGAGCAATAAACGTTGGTCCGAACTTCGTTCTCCTGTCTGGCAACAGATAGATACTATACGACCAACTAACGTTATAGTTAGCGACCAGCTATTTATTAACGGAGTTGACAATAAGATTAGCGGTTTGCAATCTAATGAAGATGTACTACTAAACCCAGAGACTGGCGTTGTTTATATTGAAAACATTAAATGGCAAGAAAATGACATTACTAACTTGCTTAATACTGCATTAACATTTAGAAATAATGGAGGTATTGGATATGTAAAATTTGTTGGTACAAATGCGTTAGCAATCCCAGCAGGTGATAATGCTAGTCGCCCAGCTGTTCCTGAATTAGGCGATACTCGATGGAATACTGAGATAAGCTACCTAGAGTGTTTTGACGGTAATGTATATGTTATTGCTACTGGCGGTGGTGAAGAAGTTACTCAAGGTGTTATGGAAGATTTAGGTAACGTTTTTAGCCTCATACTTGGCTAAAATGTCCTTTGGGCTAAATACTATTACTGTAAAGACTGACCAAGTTTTTACGATACTCAACAGCGCAGGACCGCTATGTAAGGTGTCCGTATCCGTGTAAGTCGGTGGAAATGGAGAGCACATGGCTATTGGTCGAATTAGTGGTCCGCTCTTAAAGGCTAACCTCATCAGAGATGGTGTGGATCTTGCTTTTGAGACTGACCTGTTATACCTAGATGTTACTAACTCACGCATAGGCGTGAATAACTCCAATCCGACCACAGACCTAGATGTTATCGGTACAACCCGTACTACAACACTTTCTGTAACCGACCAACTAGATGTAGGCAATTTACATATCACTGGCAATACAATTTCCAGTGATATCGATACTATTAGTTTTGTTGCCAGCGCAGGGAATCCTGTAATCTACAACGCAATTTTACAAGTTGATGATATACAGATTACTGGTAATGTAATATCTACTTTTGTTTCAAACAGTAATTTAGAACTTCAACCTAATGGGTCTGGCATTGTTGAAATTACTGGTAACACTCAAATCACTGGTAATTTAGATGTTGCTGGAAATATTTCAGCAACAGGTAACGTTACTATTGGCGGCAACATTGTAATTGGTGATGCACTAACTGATAACATTGTTATTAACGCTGCTATTAAAAGTGATTTAATTCCCGAAACTGACACGCTATATGATTTAGGTAGCGCCTCTTTTAGATGGAATAATTTATACGTTAACAATTTCTACACAACTTCAGTTACATTACCTACACTAGATGTTGGTAATTTAATATTTCGTGATAATGAAATTACAACAACTTCCGGCAGCGATTTATACATAGATGGAAGTGGCGTCGGCGGCGTTAGATTAGGTAATTTTAGAATTGTTGACAACGTTATTACAAACGTATCAAATAATGCAATTACTCAAATTGCGCAAACCGGAACCGGCTATTTTAAAATAGCAACCACTAACGGATTTGTACCACCTGTAGGCAATGATGCTCAACGTCCAACTGCTTATGCAATAGCTGGTATGACACGGTATAACACGAACTCGAAAGCTCTTGAAATTTGGGACGGATTTGCATGGGCTAGCCCAGCAGGCGCATCAGGTGCAGTTAGCGGTATCCAAGCAGAAGATATTGCAGTTTCGTTCGCACTAACATTAGGATAATTATAATATGCCAACCGTATTTAGACATGCACTAGTAACAGAAATAGGAACTGTTCCTCAAGATCTAGTAACTATTGATGCAGGAGTTAGAGCAACTGTAATTGGTTGTAACCTTGCAAATATAACAGATTATGATACTGTTGTTGCTGACCTACAAGTTGTAGGAGCAGACACCACAGTAAGTTATTACATACGAGGATTAGTAATTCCTCCAAATACTAGTGTTAAAGTAATTACACAGGGAGAAAAGTTAATTCTTCCGTCAACAACAGGGTTAAGATTAGTATGCGATACCCCTGACAGCATTGATGCTACGGTAAGTTACGTAGAGATATCATAAGGAAAAACTAATGCCAAGCCCATATTATTTAGGTACCAGTCCAGATGAAGCCCTAGGAGATAGTCCTAGGTACTGGTACGCACTTCGTAGAAACGATGACGGTGAATTATTTTTACTGCGTAGTGATCAATTAAAAGATAAAGATTCGATTGAATTAAATACTGCAGGAATTCCTTCGGAAAATTTTGAAGATTTTGAACCTGGTGTTGATTATTTTGAAGGTGTTACTGCCGATCATGTAGTTGAGTATGACAATTTAAATTGGACTCAGTATCGATGGGATAATAGAAATATGCTGTACTATATTGGTGCAGAAGGTCGATTAGTACAACGAATAAATCAAGGATACGTGTATCCAGCAGGTACATCAAGTTAAACGGAATATATTATGGCAGAATTTAAGATCAGTAGATTACGATATACCTGGAAAGGAACATGGGTTCTTTCAACTGAGTATAATAGAGATGATGTAGTACAATACGGTGGTTATTCTTGGGTATGTTTTAGACAACATACTGCCGGGGCATTTGCTGCTGACCAAACATTTTTAGCAAATCCTAACGATACAGATCCAACACCAGCATGGCGCAAAATGACCGACGGTTATGCGTGGCGTTCAGCTTGGACAGGATCTACGTTATATAACCCCGGCGACATCGTATTAAACGGTGGTAACTTATATCTGTGTGCAGTTAGCTATACCTCAACTAGTATATTTGATGACGATATTAGTAATTGGATTGTGTACACTGAGGGTTCAGCATTTAAATCAGATTGGATTGATAGTACACGGTATGGTGCAGGCGATGTTGTAAAATACAATGGTATTGTGTATCGTGCTATTACTGGACATACTGCAAGCTCAATTAGCGACGGATTAGAAGCAGATCAAGAAAAGTGGGAACTTGTTTACGACGGCGTAGAATATGTAGGACAGTGGGCAAATGGCACTCGATATCGTAAAAATGATCTAACAACATTTGGTGGAACATTATTCCGTTGTAAGAAAGGACATACTGCTGGCAGCGACTCAACTTTAAACTTTAATCAAGAAGAAAATTGGGAAATTGAATTTCCAGGATTTCAGTTTAGTAACGAGTGGAACACTACTACGGTATATCAAGTCGGTGACTTGGTTAAACATGGTGGGTACTTATTTTATAGTTTAACTAATAATTACGGTAGCAATCCAAGTAACAGCATCTATCAATTAGAAGATAGAGTTGATGCAATAGATTGGCAAATTGCAGCTAAGAATATTAATTTTAGAGGCGACTGGAGCGTTACTGGATTATATAAAACAGGCGACCTAGTCCGCCGAGGCGGAAACACTTATAGTGCATTACTAGATACAACAGCCGACGGCAGTAGTCTAGATTATCTAGACGATACAAACTGGGAACTTATTACTGTTGGCCAAAACTGGCGTAATTTTTGGGCTGACGGCAATCGCTATTCTCCTAACGATCTAGTAATTTTTCTAGGAAGCACATATAAATCGATAACTGAGCATGTGTCAACGGATCAGAATTATCCTGGAGATAACGGCTCAGGATATTTCTACTGGGAGTTAGTACTATTAGCTGGTTCTGAATCAGGTCTTAGACTTCGAGGAGATTTATTAACTTATGATCTTAGTCGTGGCGCAGCAGGCGACGGCAGTACATTTGGCGCAGCAGCAGTTAATATTGGAACTCCT